AAGCATCGATGGCAGAAGAGTGGCTTTGAATCACTCGGAGCACGGTCATCTGAACGAGAACGCGCCCAGAGGACCAGAGTTTGCACTGGCCTCCAGTCCCTGGTAAACTCAACCCCTTTGATAAAGTCTGAAGAGTATAGTAGAGTAATAGTGGTGGCATCGAAACTTACAGCGACTCTACTCCGACTCCAGCCGACTTCGGTCCTCCTGGGCTGACGGGACGGCTTCTTGATATAGTTGACGTAGTATGACGCAAGATCAAAACGCGATACAGATCGTCCAGACCAGGCCACCCGACGCGACGGCTCTCGCGCCGATGACGACTGCCCCAGCAGCAGTCTATCCCTCCGCCGAAACCACCAGCAGCTGGGTGGAGTTCTACACGATCGACGCGATCAAGCCGTTGTTCCCGGATCGCGGCAACCATCCGAATTTGCACGTGACCGCCGAGATCTGGACGCTGATCATGAACCACATCGCCAACATCGGCGTCTACTACAAGGCCTGCCGAGCAGCTGGTATCAGTCTTCGGTACTTTGAGAAGATGCGAGAGGCCTGGCCCGTTCTCGACGACTTGACGCAGGACGCGATGGCTGTCTACAGGCAGAAGCTGATAGAGATCGTTCACGAGCGAGCGGTAAACGGCGTTGAGGAGGAAGTCTACTACCAGGGCCGTCCGTGCGGCTCCGTGCGACACTACTCCGACCAGCTACTCGCGATGTTGATCAAGCGGCACCTCCCCGAGTTCCGCGACCATTCTACTGCGGATGTGAACGTGAACGGTGGTGTCCTCGTGGTACATCAACCGGCACAGAGTCGGGAGGAATGGCTGGCTGAGAGACGGAAGGCCGAGGCGATCCCGGCAGAGGTGGTGAAACGTGATGGCCAGTGAACCGATCCAAGTTGAAGTCAAGCGGCACAATCCTGCGGACCATTATGCGACGGGCGGGACGGCCGACACGGCCGACACCCCGCGTCCTCTGAGCGATGCTCCTGAGATGCGGCTCCCACTGCCCTCAGTGATTCGTATCGTGACAGCGGTCTATGGCTCGGACGCCATCGCACAGATGATGGCCAAGCACTACCATCTGGACGAGAAGGCATAAGCCATGGCTGATGTGAAGGTCAGGAAGCAAGTTTCACAGGAAGCCGTGATCGACTGGGAGGAGATCGACAACGAGCTCAAGCCGTTCGTCGTTTTCGGTGACGGCTCCCGCAAGCTGGTAGGGTGGACCCCGCAGGAAGGCTCGCAGAAGGCATTCCTCCAGTCCCAGGCCTACGAAACTCTGTACGAGGGGACGCGTGGTCCGGGGAAGACAGACGCACTCCTCATGGACTTCGCACAGCACTGTGGGATGGGATACGGCGCTGAGTGGCGAGGACTCCTGTTCCGACAGACGTATCCGCAGTTGGCTGACGTTATCAAGAAGAGCAAGAAGTGGTTCAAGCCACTGTTCAATGCGACCTACAACGAAGGCAACCACACCTGGACGTGGCCTACTGGCGAGACGCTTCAGTTCAGCTACGGTGCCCGCGAGGCCGACTACTGGAACTATCACGGTCACAGCTGGCCGTGGATCGGCTTCGAGGAAATCACGACGTGGGCCGACCCAGCGTTCTACCTGAAGATGATGTCCTGCTGCCGAAGCACCGTGCCTGTTGCGAAGATGCCTCGTAAGTTTCGTGCGACAACAAACCCTTACGGGCCAGGCCACAACTGGGTCAAGGCCCGGTTCCATCTGCCTGTGCTCCCAGGGCATATCTATGGGCCCTTGATTGAGGACCAGGACGAGAAGGGCAACAAGCTGCCGGAGCGGATTGCGATTCACGGCTATCTGCACGAGAACCGTATCCTCCTGACTGCCGACCCTGAGTATGAAAGCCGTATCCGCGCGGCTGCCCGCAACAAGGCAGAGCTCGCAGCCTGGATCGATGGCTCGTGGGACATCATCGCAGGCGGTATGTTCGATGACGTCTGGGACCCGGCTCGCCACGTCGTTCCGTGCTTTGAGGTGCCGTGGTCGTGGCGTGTTGATCGGTCCTTTGACTGGGGCAGCAGCCGTCCGTTCAGCGTAGGTTGGTGGGCGGAGTCCGATGGCTCGGACTTGGAGATAAAGGGCCGGAAGTACTCGACCGTGAAGGGCGATCTCTTCCGGATCGCGGAGTGGTACGGTTGCACGAAGGAGCCGAACGAAGGGCTCCGGATGCTGGCGAAGGACATCGCCAGAGGCATCATCGAGCGTGAGATCATCATGAAGATACACGATCGGTGCAAGCCAGGCCCTGCGGACTCGGCGGTCTTCAAGATGGAGAACGGCGTCTGTATCGCGAACGACCTCATGCAGCCGCTGCTCGTGGACAACCAGAAGCGGAAGATCACGTTCGTCAGCAGCAACTCGGGGCCTGGTACCAGGAAGGCCGGTTGGGAGCTCATGAGGCAGCGGCTCATGTCCGCCTTGCCAGATGCTAAGCGTCCTGGTCCCCGCGAGTTCCCTGGGCTGTTCGTGACTGATCGTTGCGATCACTTCCGTCGGACGGTTCCGGTGCTGCCTCGTGACGACCGAGACCTTGACGATGTGAACTCGGACACCGAGGACCATATCGCAGATGAGACCCGATACCGGATCATGTTCTCTGGCTGGCGTGCCAAGGGAGGGAGAGTAGTGGGGGTGCCAAGCTGATGATGACAGTCCGCCAATTCCGTTTGAAGGCCGTTCCGCTTATCGAGCTGACGATGGGGCCGCACTTGGCTCGCGAGGCCAAGGAGGACTGGTCCCACGTGCGAGGCGACATCGAACTTGAGATGGTCACCCGGTGGGCAGGGCCGAAGCTCGTGGGTTTCTGTGGCCTTGGACCTGCCGCTGCGACGGATAAGGTATGGATGAGCTGGTTTGCTGTTCATCCGGACTATCAGGGTCGTGGCATCGGCACCCGGCTGCTCACAGACACGGAGCAGCTGGCCCGTTCCCAGGGCTACCGATGGATGTTTGTGCACACCTTTACCGAGGCCCGGTTTCTCGCAGCCAGAGCGGTCTACTCCAACGCGGGCTACATCAGGATCGAAGACGTTGAGCACGAGTTCTCCGCCGATACCGTTCTGCTCCGCAAGCGCCTGATATGATTAGGGCATGCCGAAAGCCGGACAGATGAAGGCCTGCTTGCATTGTGATAAGCGCCTTTCCTCGTCCGTCCAACCGATGGTGCGGCCGAAGTCTGACCACCACCATCGTAGTCGGGCGATGGGCTGGTGCCCTGAGGCCCTACGTTTCTGTGACGATTTGCTCAAGGAGCTGACTCGTGAATCCTAAGAACCTTCACCCGTTGTACTCTTCCTTCCTGGACGACTGGCAGAAGATGGACGACTGCTACCGAGGCGAGAAGGCGGTCAAGGCCAGAGGCACGAAGTATCTGCCGGCCACCCCAGGTCAGAACCTCGATGGGATGGAGACGGATCAGCTCGGCTGGAAGAACTACCAGGCCTACAAGATGCGATCCCGGTTCCCGGACTTTGTGTCGCAGGCGGTTGAGGGCATGCTTGGTGTCATGCATCGTAAACCTGCCGTCATCGAGTTGCCCGACAAGATGAAGGATTTGACTGAGAAGGCTACCATCCGGGGCGAGTCGCTTCAGATGCTTCTCCGTCGCATCAACCAGGGCCAACTTGTGACCGGACGATGCGGGCTACTCGCCGATGTTCCGGACGGAGCGCCGGCAGGCACGTTGCCATACATCGCTCTGTTCGATGCCAAGACGATTCTGAACTGGGACGATGAACTGAAGAGTGATCTGAAGCTCGTCGTTCTGGACGAAAGTGCCTACGAGCGGTCTCAGACCTTTGAGTGGAGCTACGTCGAACGTGTCCGCGTCCTCCTTATCGACGAGACCGGCAAGTACCAGACGGGCGTGTTCACGAACAGCCAGGAGATGAGCGAGGCCAACCTCATACAGCCAAGTCTGGCCGGTACAAGCCTTGAAGCGATTCCGTTCGTCATCTGCAACAGCAAAGACGTCATCGCAGACCCGGACGATCCACCTCTCCTGGGCCTTGCGGAGTTGGCCTTGGCCGTCTACCGTGGTGAGGCGGACTATCGGCAGGCCCTGTTCATGCAGGGTCAGGACACGCTGGTCATCATCGGTGGTACGGCTGAGGAAATCCGTGCTGGCGCCGGTGGTAAGATCGAGGTTGGCATGGGCGGAGACGCGAAGTACATTGGCGTCTCGAGCCAGGGCCTGTCCGAGATGCGTTCGGCCTTGGAGAACGACAAGCGGGAGGCTGCTGACATCGGTGGGCGGCTACTCGACTCAGCTGGCTCCGAGGCAGAGAGCGGAGACGCTCTCCGCATTCGCGTGGCGGCTCGCACTGCCTCTCTCAACCAGCTGGCTCTGGCAGGGGCCGAGGCCCTTCAAACGATCCTCCGCCATATGGCCGAATGGGTCGGTGCTGACCCCGATAAGGTCACGGTGACCCCGAATCTTGACTTCGCCGATGACAAGTTGGATGGCCAGGAACTGGTACAGATCATGACGGCCAAGGGCCTGGGTGCTCCCCTCAGCAAGGAGTCGGTGCACGCCATGATGAAGCGTCGTGAGATGACCGAGATGACCTTTGAGGAGGAGATGGACGCGATCGAAGAGGAAGCTCCCGAGCCCGGTGAGGAGCCCGAGCCCGGTTCGTACAAGGAGGATGATGCTGAGGACGAAGTGCCGGACGGCAAGGATGTGGAGCAGGACGAGCGAACGGGCCGGCAAAAGAGCAAAT